GACACCGACACACCCGGGATTGTGGACAACTCGCCTCGCGTTACCTACGTAACGGAACTACTAAAGCCAGACCGATAACCGTTGTGGTAGTTGGGTTGTGCCTTCGTTCCGCCTTCGGCGGAACTCAGCACTTAGAATGTCGACCTTCGGTCGACCTAAAGGCATTGCCCCAACCGGACATTTCGCCGGGCCGCTGTTGAGTTGTGTTGGCGTGCAACAGTTCCCCGCGTGCCGGGCCGGCACGCGGGTAAGACGGTAGCTCACCGCGTCGGGTAGCAATGCCGGCGCGGTGTCGCAAGGGTTGTGTGGTGAGGTGAGGTCAGCGGCGCCCGCCGATCGCCGTCGCGGCCGCCGCGAGTTCGGCCGGCCGTATGTGGCATTGCGCGCATTCCCACCACGCCACGCGTCGGATGATCACGACGCGGAAGCGGGTGCACCAACAGTTGCCGCACCTCGCCGGCGCGAGGTCGGCCGGCCGGAGGTCCCGTAACGGTGGCTGTGACAACTTAGGTTGCGTCCTTCCCGGGTTTACGGCCCGGGTGCACATAGGCTGTGCGAACGACGGACCGCGCGCTATCGCGGTTCAGATCGGCGGGAAGGTAACGACTTCCGCGCCGACGTTGGGCCCGACGCTACGGCCGCCGCGTGACGATTCCGCGGAAGACACGCCGTAGCGTCGGGCCCGTTCCATGTCAGACATTGCGGCGAACCTAACCCGGTCCGGGCCCGTTGACGCCACCGAATCGCCTACCCACCGTTAGCACTACATGTGTGGTCTAACACGGCTGTAATTTGTGTGAACTGTATGTGAGCGTTACGCGCCGGACGGGTGAATTCGCGTTGCGCCGTTCGTGGTAGTCCCACGGATATACGCTGTGCCGCATGGACTCGTGTGCGTGTGGACGGCCGGCCCGCGGCGACGGTGCGACAACGTCGCCGGCAACCGGCGCGGTGGCTCACTACTGCCGGCAATGCTCGGTCGAGCACTGTGAGTTGGACCGCTACCTGTTGGCGCGTCACGATCCGCGCGCGCGGATCATGACGACCCGGCCGTGCATGGAATGCGGGCACCGGCACGAGGGGCCGGCGTTGGCCGGTATCTGCGTCGGGTGCCCATGCCCGGTGCGCTTCGACGGGTCGGCGTACCCGGTGCAAGCCAACGCGGATCGCTACTGACCGTCGGTTGTCGGGTGACTCCGCTAGGGTCCGGGCCCATGACAACCAACCCACGTCAGGTAGCGGTCCGCACGATCGCGTCGTCGCTCGCATTCGACGGCGCCACGCCGGCGTTACGGTCGCTTGATCGGGCCCGGGCGGCCGGCGCTCAGGTCGTCGACGCGCTCGTGGCGGCCGGTATCCTGCCGGCCGCGTACGCCGACCCGGACGGCGACACAGTGACGGTGTCCGCCAACGGTGCCGCGAACCCGGACGACGTCCCGCTGTTCCCGGAACAGCCGCTAGACGCGTCGTAGCGGCGTTCCCGCGGCCGCCCGTAGGTGATGGTGCGCGGCCCGTTCCGCGAGCACTGCCGGCGACGGTGGCGCACCTCGCACGATCCGGTCCGGCCAGGGTGACCGGGTTGTGCGCCACGGCGACGTCCACCCGCACACGCACACGCCGCGGGCCCGGTCGGGTTCGGTCACGATTCGTACGGTGTGAGTCACGAGCGGGAACGATAGCGGGTCACCTCCCGGTGAACAGGTTGAGCGCGCCGACGACGGCGAGCGACCACACCACGACGCACACGAGCACGAGCGCGACCCACAACGCGACGCGGCCGCGCCGGGTCACCGGTCGAGGTCTTCCGGTGCGATCTGTTGTTGGTAGCCGGCCGCTTTGCATAGCGGCGCGAGTTTCGCGAGGTCGAGCCCGGCATACGTCGCGCACACCTCCCGTACCGCGGCCGGGTCGATCACCGGCGCCGGGTCCGGTTGCCGGCCGGCGATCACGAGCACGAGCACGGCGGCCGCGACTATGCACACTTCGAGTGCGACCCGCCACCCGGTGCGCCGGCGGGTCACCCGGGCGATTCGGTCGTTACCGCCGCCAATATCGTGTTCACGTTCGTGTTGGTCCATGACGCGTAGTTAAACGTGTCCCGAATGACCGGGTCCAATTGCCCCAACCGTTCGTCGGTGCCCTTAGTCCGTTCGTTCGTCCAATCGGCCCGGTTGTATGTTTCCCGGATTGTCGGGTCAAGATCGGCCAACCGTTGCCCGACCTCCTCACGCACGATGCGGCGCAAATCGTCTTCCGTTGCCATATCAAACCAATCCTGTTCGGGTGGTGGCGGCGCGCCGCCGGGTAGCGACGCGGCGACGGCGGCGAGGTCGCCGGCGTCAACGCATATTTCGAAATGCATTTCATCGTAGCCATAAAGCCACGAAACGGCGCCCTGCACTTCGTTCAGAATGGTGTAAATAACGCCTATTTGCTGGTCAGAAAACGTATTCGAACTCCCGTTCGGGTGGTCCGGTGCATTCCAATCAATCGCCGTGCCCGACGCGTGACACGATAATTGCGACGGATTATTAACATTCGCCTTATACGTATATCCCCAACACCAACCATTTACGCACGGTTCAACGCGGGTATGTAATTGTGTGGCGACGTACCCTAATACGGTGGCTACGTCACCATTCTTTACGCCGCCCGGGAATGGGAATCCGGCGGCGTCACCGAATTGCACAATACCTATTTCGTTTTTATCGGGGGACGCCGGCCACCCGTTATAACTAGTAGCCATGGTCACGCCGCCATTCCGCGAGCCGGTCCCGGGCGATCCGGGCCGCCTGTTCGCCGGTGAGTCGCGGCCGCGGAATATCGTCGTGCGCCGGGAACTCGCCGCGCTGTTCCTTCCGTAGCCCGGTCAGTAACGAAAACGGGTTAATTTCGTTACTGGTCATGGTTGCGCCGCCGGCGCGTACACACCGGCGAGCCGGTCCCACCCGGCTTGCACCGCCGACAACAGATCGCCGTCGGTCACGGCCGCGGACCCGCCGCCGGCGTATTTGTCACCGAATCCCGGGGCGGCCGCGACGGTCGGCCCGAACACCCGGGCCGCGTACCCGGGCCCGTTGCCGATCACGGCGTCGGCCAACGCGTCGCCGGGTCTGCCCAACGATTCGGTGATGACGCACGCCGCTAACCGTGACAGATAATCGGGGTCGGACGCCAACGCCGCGGTGTCGGAATAAGTCATTTCGTTTTCTCCCTACTGCCCGGGTCGGCGGACAATGAATAGATGGAACTGGACCGGACGGTTACGAATCGGTTGGCCGGTGTTGTCGAATGCGTAGAATGTCGCTGAATTCGAATAACACGCGACCGTACTTAAGTGCATGGCCGTACCGGGTGACCATCCGGCGGAATTGGGTTGGGCAAATACGAGCGTTGGGCCGCCCATATCCGGGAAATCGGTGGTCACGTTGCCGTCGGCGTTAACGGTCTGGTTCACTTCGATTGCGTATGCCTTCAATATGCCGTTATCAATTGCCGTCGCTAACGCTTGGATAGCGTTATCGCCGTCGACGACTTTATCGGTGCCGGACGGGTACGGCAAATTTTGTCTAGGCGTAGTGCCACCCATTGCTATTCCTTCCCTAGATTCCGACGCCGCGTAGGTCGTTCCACGAAATAGACGGGTCGAATTGGTCCCACTGCCACGCCGGCGGAACGTCGTCCCACGCGATCGCCGCGGCGCCTTGCGCGGCCGCCGCGGACGTCACGAGTTCCAGCGTCCACGCGCCGCCGGTGTTGCTCAGCACGGCGCCTTCGAGGTACAGCGGGACGTCGGCCCGGGTCGGCGCCGGTGACCACGCCGGGACGTCGGTCAACAGGATCGGCAACCCTATCCGGGTGGTGGCGTCAAGAATCGTCATCACGAGCGCGATCCCGGCCGGGTCCAACGGGTCGGTGAGTTCGACCCGGTAGGTGAGTCCGCGGACCCGCCACCCGCCGGCCGTGAGCCGGCCCAACAACGCGTCGGCAACGCTTTGCGCGGCAACCTGTGTCGCTAGTTGCGTGCTCACCTGCACCCGGCGTTGCCCGGTCGCCGCTTCCGCTTGCGTGTTGACGACGGTCACGGTCCGGTCGGTCGGTTTGACCGGGTCCGGTGCCTGATCCTTCCACCCGACGGCGACGCGGGTAGCGGAGTCAGCGACGTCCTGTTCCCACCGGACCGGGTCCAACAGCACGTCGCACGCCGACACGGTGACCGACCCGGGAACGCCGGCGGCCGCCGGGGTTATCCGGATCACGAGGTCGCCGCCTTGCACGAGTTTGAGCAACGGCGGCCGGGCGTTGACGTCTTCGAGCCGTAGATACGGGCCGGTCGTTAGCGACGTCGCGGACCACAACACGCCGCCGGCGGATTGCGCTAGTTCTTGGAGTAGCCCGGTCGCCGCTTGGTTGTCGACGTCCCGGTATGTCACCGGCAACGCCGCCGGGACCGGGTCGACGGTGTATTTCATCTGTTGGCCGGCCGCGGCGAGTACCCGACCGAACCGTGTTCCCAACGATTCCGCGGTCCATGGTTGCGCGCCGACGTACCGGTTGGCGAGTTCCGCGGTGTCATCTTGCGCCGTCACCGTGACGATGGTCCCGCCGGCGTTGCTATCCCATTCCGCTTCGAGGTCGGTGACCCGGCCGGTGAATACCTCACCGGATCGGCCGGCGCCGGCGGCCGGCGCCAACAACACGAGGTCGTCGATGTAGGTTGCGGCGAGGTCGTCCCACGCCAACGCCGGCGGGACGTCGTCCCACGTCAGCGCCGGTGGGACGTCGTCCCACGACGGGCCGGTGGGGAAGATGTCGACGGCGACGCCAAGCCACACACCGGCCGGCGGCGTCAGTAGCGCCGTGTGCGCGGCCCACCCGGCGGCGTCGGGTGCGCCCGGGGTCGCGGTGTCCGTCAAAACCTGTTCGGTGCCCGGCCACGGTTGGGTGAACGTCACCGGGTGCACCTGTGCCCGGGCGACGGCCGCTAACGCGGTAGGGACCCGTACAGCGGCGCCGTAGCGCCACGATTGGCCGGGCAGGGTACGCGGGACCGCGTCCCACGCGCCGGGGTCGTGTGACGCGGATAGCGGCGCCGGCGGGAAGATCACCCGCACCCGGCGGGCCGGGTCGAGCGGGTCGACCCGCACGGCGTGTGTCCCGGTGTGCACGACGGCGGATTGCACGGTCACGGCGGCGTTGCCGGTGATGGTCGACACCGGCGCTGTTTCGAACCCGGGGTCGGGGAAGATCGGCACCGACGGGTCCGGGTAGATCACCGCGTCGGCCCGTACCTGCACCCGGGCACCGACGGACAACCGGGAAGTGAACCGCGGATCACCGGGCCTGTCCAACACGGTGAACGTGCACGACGCCGGCGCCGGTTGGTCAATCGTGGTGTCCCGTCCCCACACCACGGATAACCCGGTCAGCGCGACCGGGTCGGCGTCCAGCTCGCCGGGTTGACCGTCGGCGTAGCGGACACCGTCGACGATCAGCACACACGACGGCGGCGCGGATACGGGGACGGTCATATGACGGTCCCGCCGGCCCGGCGGCCGCGGCCGCGCAACAGGTTCGTGATCTGCCGGGCGACGGCGTCCGGGTCGAGCGCACCGTTAACCACGATGGTTGTGCCGGCGACGGCCGGCGCGGCGTGCGCTGTTGGTGCGGCGAGCAACCCGGCCCGGGTCAGCGACGGCGACGGGACGGCGGCGAACCCCGTAGCCATCGTCCCGCCGGGCACCGACGCGGCCGCGTTGCCGGCGTTCATAATCTTTCCCAACAGGTCGCCGGCCCACCCGATAGCGGATTGGATCGCGGACCCGATCCCGCTAATGGCACTCATCACGCCGTTAATCAATCCCATGATCACACCCATGGCCGCGGACGCCGCCGCTTGGATCGGCCGCCACACGGCCTCGCCGGCGGATTGGATCGCCCGCCACACCGCGGTTATCCCACCCTGGATACCCGACACCGTCGAACTGATAGTCGACGTCACGGACGACACCACGGAACTAATTGCCTGCCAAGCACTTTCGGCCGCGGACCGAATCGAATTCCACGCACCGGTGATACCGCCGATGATCCCGGACACCGCGGACGATATGCCGGACACGACCGACGACACCACGGACCCAATCGCGTTCCACACCGACGACGCCACCGATTGAATCGTCGACCAAATACCGGTGATCACCGAACCAACCGACGTCACCGCGGACCGGATACCGTCGATCACCGAACCGACCAGTGAGCTAATCGCGTTCCACGCCGACGACGCCGCGGACGAAATCACCGACCACGCGGCCGTCGCGGCCGCGGCGATCGCTTCCCACATACCCATGATGAAATTGCGGAACGCTTCACAGTTGTTCCATAGCAGGATGATTCCGGCGATCAACGCCACTATGGCGATCACCACGAGCACGACCGGGTTAGCGGCGAACACGGCATTAAGGGCACCCATGACGGCGGTAAACCCGGTGGTGATGCCGGACGCTACCGCTTGGATAGCGGCCCACGCGGCCGTCGCCGCGGACGCGATTGCCAACACGCCGTTCACCACGAGCACGGCGGCCGCCAACCCGCCGATCACGCCGGCGAGCGTCAACACGAGCCCGGTGTTTTCACCGATAAACGTTGCGACAGTACCTAACACGGTCTGTAGCGCGGTGTATGCGGGTAACAGCGATTCACCGAGCGACGCCGCGGCGTTGTCGGCGGCCGCCGCGGACCGGGCCGCGGCGCCTTCCGCGGTGTCCGATTCCTTCGCAAAGTTCCCGGCCGCGGCCGCGGACTTGTCCATGATCACCGCGGTGATCGCGTGCGCCTTCGCCGCGTCTTGACTGGCGAACGTCATGCCGGCGGACGCTTCCGCCGCCATTTCCGCCTCAACGGCGGCCGCGGACATACCGGGGATGAGTCGCTGTAGGGAGTCGTACTCACCGCGGAACGCGGACGTCACGGCGTCCGCCGCTTCCGCGGTCGTGCCACCGAAAACACTTGCGAGGTCAGCGGAACGGGTGATCAGGTCCTGTGTCGATTGCGCCGCTTGGTCCATGGGCACACCCATGCCGGTCAGTGCGCCACCGATCCCGGCCGCCATCGTTTGATACGCCGTCGAGGACAACCCGGCCGATTCCACGGCGTTAGCGGCCCACTCCGATACCTGTTGCGCGGACGAACCGAACACCGCTTCGGTCCCGCCGGCCGCCTGTTGCGCCGCGGACGCCGCGTCGATCGCGTTTTTACCGAACGCCACGACGGCCGCGCCGGCGGCCGCGGCCGGTATCGCCATCTGTTGCATACCCGCGCCGAACCGTTGCGCCGCACTGCCGGCCTGTTCGATATCGGCGCCGGCGTTGGCGGCGTCAACGGCGATCCGCACCAACAGTTCAATCGACCGCGCCACCGTCGTTCACCTCCCGTTGCGGATTGCCTTCGCCTGTTCCACGAGCACGTCGAGCACGGTTGCTAGGACGCGGTCCGATTCGGTCCGCCACCCGGCCGGCGGCGTCGACGTCGCCACCGCTATTTCGACGATCAACCGGGAACGGGTCCCGGCCGGGTAGGGTCCGCCGCGTCGTTGCCCACGTTGTCAATCTGACGTGTGGTGGCGCGGAAGACTTCCCACGTCACCGATTCGTCGATGACACCGGTACGCCGGGACGCGGCCCACGCCATAAACGTGATCCACCGGAACGGCGCTTCCCCGGGACCTTTCCACCGGTGCGTCGCCGCGGTGTCTTCGAACAGCAACAGGTCGGGGTTCAACACCTGCACTTCGTACGGGTCGCCGGTGCCCGGCACCACCCGCAACCGGGGAATCGTCATGCCCAACCGGGACACCGGGACGTCGAACGGCCCGTCGGGTAGCTCAACGTCCGCCACCGGTTGCAACGGTCGTGGTTGTGGTCCCATTACTTACCTCTCACCTTGCCTAGCGCGGTGTCGACCGCGTCCCCATAGATGCGTTCCACCGACGGCGCCGCGTCGTCGAGTGACGATGTCAGCGCGTACGACGGCGTGATGCCGTGCCGGGCCCACCCGAATTCTTGGACGCCGGCGTACCGGAGCGGCGAGACTATCGCCACGCCGGCGTCGGTGACCCGCGGGCCGAACGACGCCGCCAATGCACCGGTTCGCCGGCGGGCGCGGCCGCCGGCGAGCCGGGCGACTTCCGCGCCGGCCTGTTGGTGCGCGTCGGTCAACTGTTGAATATCCTTGCCGAATTGCGCCATGGTCCGCGCGAATTGCGCGCCACCGACCAATTCGACACCGCCGGTCATTTCGCGGATACTTTAGTTTTCTTCGCCGGCGCTTCCACCGGCGCCGGCGGCCCGATCCTTTCCTGTGCAATTGGCACACCGGTCCGCATTACCATTGTTGCACCCGTCGGATACGTAAATGTCACGTCCCCAACAATGGTGAATTCGAAATCACTTGCCAATAGATCGCCGTATTTGTCGGCGCCGAAATCGAGCGGGTCGAGAATCAACGTTCCGGCGGCCGACGTACCGTCCGCGGTATTCGGCACGAATTCAAACGCCTGTTGCGAGCCGGGCGCCGACCACGATAACGCGAATATGCCGGCGGCGCCTTCGTCGGTGTCGATATCCATATTGCCGGATAGCTTCGCCGTGTACGTGATCGCGCCGGGAACCTTTGTGCCGCACAACTTTTGGGTTGCGTCGCCTTCGTTTTTGGTTGGCGTCACACGGCACCCGTTCACCAAACACGACACGTCTATTTCCGTTCCGGTCGCGCCGATAAGTAGCGTGCCGGGTCCAAGTACGGGCATTTAATTCTCCTTTACGGTTGGTCGGGGTTGGCGTACACGTTCGGTGAACGTCAAGCGGTACGCCGGCAATGGTGCGGCCTGTTGCGGTATCAACAGGTCGGCCGGTTCGGCGCGGACCGCGGCGAATTGCAACGCCGCGGTGACGTCGTCAATCAATTCACCTAGATTGACGAGGTCGACGTTACGGCCGGCGGCGCCGGTGATCGCCCATAACACGAATTCGGCGTCGTAGTCGTTACGGGCGAATCGCCACACGAGCGCCGGCGGCGCGACGTACACGCACGGCGGGTTAATGTCCCGTTCGTCGAGCACGGCGCGCACACCGACGGCCGTTAACCGGTCGACGATCGCTTGGACGGCGCCGGCGACGTTCACCCGACACCCGGCATACGGTTCGGCCCGGTGCGCAACGCCCGGGATATCTCAGGGTCCATTCTGCTGACGTAAGTCACGGACTCACCGAACGTTTCGACGCCGCCCGGGCTGTTCCGCCGGCGCACGAGCCGGGCGGCGAGCATCACGGCCGCTTGATAGACCTCAGCGTCCGGGACGTACGCCGCCGGCGGCCCGTCCACCCGTTGATCGGGCCGGGCCCGTTCGACTTGCGGTTCGACGGCGGCCGCGCACCGGTTAATCAACGCGTCGTCGGTGGTGTCGCCCACCGCGATTCGTAGTTGGTCCTTGACGTCGGCCGCCAACAGCCACACCGGTTCGGTCATCGTGGTTACGGGACGTCCGGCCCGACGGTCACGAGCGCCACGCCGCGGTCGTCGTTGACGATGGTTGACGAGTAGGCGAACACGCCGAGATCAATGCCACCGTTGGGGATGTTCACCGCTTGCACCCGTACCGGCATGGGGGACGCTTCGTAGGTCGTGATCGCTCGTTTGTCCCACGCCAGAATTTGCCCGGGGTCGAGCGTGGGACCTAGGAACACGCCAAGATCGGTGAGCCGGGCCGTTTCGGCGCCCAACGATAGCGATGCCTGTTCCGGTAGCCACCACGGCGATTCGGACCGCGGCGAGTCCACGAGGTCGGCCCACACGTCGGGCGCCAACGCCACCGCGGCCGGTGTCGCGCCGACGGCGATAAGGTTGCGGATCGCCAATGACACACCGGCATAGACGTCGGTCGCTGTTCCGCCGGCGCCGGCGGCCGCGGCGATCGCGTCCGCCAATCCCGCTTCGAGTTTGTTGCCAAGATCGACCGTCGCCGCCCGGAAAAACGATTCCAAGAAACCGGGTTCGCCAAGATCAACCAAAATACGGTCGATATCCCACCCGCCGGCGTAGCGGACGATCGGCGCTTCCGACGGGACCATGGTCACCTGATTGGACGGGATCGGCGTCTTGTTGCCGGCGTACGGGCCGACGGCCGGCAACGTTCCCCACTTCCACCCGTAGACCTTTAGACCGCTGGTCAACGTTTGGTGTTGCACCCGGGACCAAAAATGCCGTTCCTGTGCAATCGGGGTCCACAACTCGCCCAACCATTGACCGGTGCCGGTCGCGCCACCGCCGGTGTCCATGGCCGGGACGACGTCGGACAACGCCGCGTTCACCCGGCCGATATCGTTGTCGCGGATCGCGGCCGCCATGGCCGGCATCACCGCGGCGAGCGCCGTTGCACCGGTGCGCCGGCGGGTCAGTTCCGGCGGCAACGCGCCGCCGGCAATGTCGATCACCATGCCGGCGGCCGGCGCGGCCGGTGCCGGGCCCGGCGGCAGGGGGGGCGCCGCCGGGACCACGGCCCGGGTCGCGGCGATCCGCGCGTCCGCGAACGCGGGAACGCTGGTTAACACGACGGCCACCAACTCGCCGGCCGTCACCACACCGTCGGCCACCGTCACGTTCGACAGTTCGACGGACAACGCGTCGCGGATACCTTCCGCCGCTTCGATCAGTGCGGCATCCCCCGACGGTGTCGCACCGACCCGGAACGCCATTCGCAACCCGTCCGACGATTCGGTGGCTTCGGTAGCGTAACCGACCGGGGTTGACCGGCCGTGTTCGGTGAACAGCTTGACCCGCCGGAGGTCGGTCGGTAGCTGCACCGTGCCGGCGTTGACGGTCAGCGGGCCGGCCGACGTCTGCCCGGGCACACCGAACGGCAACGCCAACCCGGCCAACCGCCGATCGGTCGACGACGGCGCGGCCGCGGTGATCGCGGACGCCGCGGTGATGGTCAGCGACAACGCGGACGCGTCACACAGCACGAGCCGGCGGAGTTTGGTCACGGTCACGGTTAATCCTCCTTAGGTTGCCCGGTGGCGGGCACGGTCAGCGACGTTAATTCGGTGGTGTCGAATGCGATTGACGTCCCGGACGCAACAATGTCGTCCATTGACAACCGCGATTCGACCGCATCTAGGTACAGTGATAGCCCGTAGTCGATCCATTCGGCGTTACGGCCTTCGGTTGTTTCGTAGGTCAGCGACGCGCCGGCCGTGGTGGCGTCAATCATCGCCGCCGGAATGGAAACAACCCGGGCGATATTCACCGCGGACGCGTTCCGGCCGTCAATTAGCAATTCGTGGGAATCAACGGCGTGATCCTTCGTTTCGATCGCCGCGTTGGTGAATAGAATTCCGTTATTGTCGGCCAACGCGCGCCGGGTTGCCGATACCAATTCGCGCCGTTCGTCGTCGGTCAATTCGAGGTCGGTTGTTTGGTGTAATTCCACCCGGAATGGACGGCGGGCGATATCGGCGGCCGACGTTTCGAGCGTCGACGCTTCCCTAATGGTGCGTTGCGCGAAATTAATCAATCCCTCATGCGGCCCGGGAATGACCCGCAATTGTCCGTCGGGGAATGGCCGGCCGTCGGCGTCGGTCACCCGGCCTTCCTGATCGACGGCCCACGTCGACCACGGCAACCGCGCCATGCGAAGCGGCCGGCCGTCCGGGTCCGCTTGCGTCACGATCCACAACGACGCGCCATAGAAGATCAGGTCGTCAATCGTCCACAACATCCGCCACCACGGCGATTGGCCGGCGTGCAACGACAACGCGGTGCGCCGCGCCGGCGGCAACGTCCCCAACTGACCGTCGGTGGCGATCGCCCACGACGGCGTCGGGTCAATTTGCGCGCCGGCCTTCCACGCCGTCAGCGGGCACCCGGCGATCGCGCCGGCCGTCAAGTGCCGTGCTCGAGCCAACGCCGGGACCATGATCGCTTCCGCTCGAGTCATGGGCAACGGTTCGCCGGCGCCCATGACGTCGGCCCACACCACGGACTCGAGTTGTGACGTCGTCCACGCTTCGATCTGCGGCACGAGCGGCGACGGGATCGACAACGCTTGTCCGAGTGAGGTAAACGGCGACAACCAACCCATGCCGGGGATCATGCCGGACGCCGGGCCGTAATCGGGCAGTGTCGGCGCTAGGTGGCACTGTGTGGCACTGTGAGTCACCCGGTGTCAGGTCGCTTGCCGTCGCCGTGGTCGGTTCCGGTGTTGTCGGTGCCCGTCGCCGGGCAACTGTTGGGGATGAGTGAGCGGTCCGCGTACCGGGCCGTCGCCCGCGGTGAGCTACCCACCATCACCGCGGCCGGCACGGCCCGCGTGCCAACGGCCGCGCTGTACCTGTTGCTAGGGTTGCCGATACCGCCGCGGCCGGGTGCGCCGTTGGTCGACGGCGGCCGCTAGAATCCACGGCCGGCCGGGAAGAACACGCCGCCCGGGAATTGGCGGCCCGGGCCCGGCCGGCCGCGGTACGGCGTTGATCCCGTCGCCTGCTACGCGGCGTAGACACGAGGTCGGGCCGGCGCCGGCGCCCGGTGCGTGTGCCCATGCAACGCCACCGACGCGGCGATCAACGGCGCGACGTGGACCGCGGACGACCGGCGGGACCACACCCAACCGTCCCCAACGTTGCGCTTGCCGGCGCCGGCCACGGCGTCGTCCAACAACTGTTCGCCGCGGTGCGCGACGGTGCGGCCGTCGATCCGGTCAAGCATGATCGCGCACGCCGTGGCGAGTTCCCGGGTCGACAACGTGTGCACCCATGCCGGCAACTCGCCGCGGTCGCTGAGGTCGTCGACGATCGACCCGGACGGCCCGGTGCCACCGTCCAACCACACGTCGGCGCCGTGCTCGCCGTGCATCGCCGTGAGCGTGCCGGCGGCGTCGTTGACCGGGACCCGGCGCACGAATTCCACGACCGGCACACCGTCGGCCGTCGGCCAACACGCCACGATATCGGCGCCCGACCGGTCCACGGCGACGTCGGCCGCGAGCGCCGGCAGGACACCATCCGCCGGGGTTGCGTCACGGTGACGAATCGCGGCCCACGCGGCCGCCGAGATGACCCGTTCGGTGGCGTCGGTCCACCGGTTCCCGTATGCCCGGGCGTACTCGCCGGGTGAGTCGGCCATGATCACCGCTTCCCGGGCCAAGAATTCCCGGTCAATCGTGCGGCCGGCGGCCGGGTGCGCGGCAACGACGGCGTCGACGTCGAGCGGGTCGGCGCCGTCCGGGATCGCCCATTCGAGATAGGTCACGCCGGGATCGCCGGCGCGGCCGCGGTCGACGAACGAGCGCAACCATTTCGAATCGCGCGTGCCGGCCGTCGACACCAACACGACTTGCGCACCGGGCCGGGTCGCTTGCGTCGGGTTGATCGCTTGCAACAGTTCGCCGCCGCGGACGAGGTCGTGTTTCCACGCCTCATCAACGATGACTAGGTCGGATTGCATGGAATGCAGCGCGTCTTTCGTCGGTGGGAACGGCCGCAACGTCGACCCGTTGGGGAAGATCAACCGTTCCGCGCCGTTGGTCGACTTGACCACGACGTGATTACGCAACGGCGCGCCGGGTCGCATGAGTTCCGCGACCAACTCACCCCATTTTTCCCGCGCGTACTGGCCGTTTTGCGCCGTGTACCACACGCGCCGGTCGGGTAACCCCAACATGCACCGTTCGACCGCTTCCGCGAGCAACCACGACGTCTTACCGGCCTGCCGTTGGATCGTGCACACCACAAACGGGTTCGTCCGGACGCCGGCGCCGTCGTGCTCGTTCAACAGGTCGGCCGCGGCGTGCTGCCACGGCATAAACGGGCGCCGCAACAGGGTCGACGACAACCGGCCGACCCGCGGGCCGAACGTCGGCCGGTCAGTCCGCGGGGTTGCGAACCGTGGTGGCGGGGACGTCATTACCGGCGAGTTCCGCGAGTAGGTCGGTCAGCGGGTCATCGGCCGGCGCGAGGTCGCCCAACAGATCGGCCCGGGCGGCGCGGTACTCAGCGGTGAGCATCACGAACCCGCGGTAGGCGCCGGCGGCGTTGGCGGCGTCGATCCGGTCCGCCAACGATTCCACGACGTGCAACAGGTCGCCGGGGAGGTCCCGGCCGGCGGTCTGTTCGGCCAGCAACCGGCGCAACCGGCCGTGCGGTCCCGGTAGCACGTCGAACAGCGCGTCGGTCGGCATGGCGCGAGCATACCCGGCGGCCGGCCCGCTCACTGTGAACGGAACTCGCCGCCGAACGACATATCCGGCATATCCGAATTCGAATTCGGCGGCCGGTAATGCTGCCATTCCGGCGTCGCCATTCGTGCGGTAACGGAATTCAATATCCGGGTCAGGTGACGGTCGAATAAACCGGACTGTATTAGCAAAATGAATTCCATTGCCTTATTGTGCTCGATATCGGCCGACGTATTCGGGTCCATTCCGGTTATCCATTCTTATTATTCGTGTTCCGCGGCGTTTTCGGGAAAAACGGTTCGAACCCGGGGGGGGATGGCCGGGAGGATACCTACACAGAGGTTAGCGGCGCTCAAAAAACGGCGGTTCACCAACGCCGCGACGGTGGCGGGGGGCCGGCACGGTGGTCGAACAGTTCGGCGCCGCGCTTGGCGTTGCATGGCCGGCACGCGGGCACGAGGTTGTCGAGTGTGTCGGGTCCACCTTCGGCCCGGGCGATCGGCCAATGGTCGGCCGTGGTGGCAGGCTTACCGCACCAGTGACACGGCGTGTAGCCCAACGCTTCGTCGTAGTCGCGGGTCAGCACGGCGAGCCGACGACGGGTGACGCCGCCGCCGGCCCACGCTTTGAGCCGGCCCGGGTTCGTCATCGTCGGGCCGCTCGTGCCGGCCGCGTCGCCGGTATCGTCGACGCCACCACCGGATCACCCATACCCATAGCCAATAGTGGTCCACACCTAGAACAGCCGGCCGGGTGCTCGGAACACCACGACGTTGTCGGGTAGCGGCGCGGCCGCGGGTTCGCCAAGCGTGCGCCAATGGATCGGCCGGCGTCGCCGGCACAGCGCGCACGCCGGCGTCCCGGCCCACGGCCGGACGATGTCGCCGCCCTGTTGTCCGTGGATACAGTCGCCGCCGGCGCGGACGGCCGCCCGGTACGCCGCGGACGTGCGGCCCGACCTCACCACGCCGCACCCGCCGGCAGCATGACCGGGCTGTGTTCGTCTTCCACGGCGAGCGCGTCCACGAGCGCGTCGGCCAACCGGTCGGCGGCCGCCGGCGATAGCACGACTTCGAGCGCCGGCCCGATCCATACCCGGACCACGGCCACCCGGTCATCGCCGCCCGGGCCGTCGTGCTGTACCTCTGCGGCGATCGCGTCCGCGTGGCAATCCGGGACGCTCACGGTTATCGGTGTCATGGCACGAGGTGTAGCACCGGACACCGACACACCCGGGATTGTGGACAACTCGCCTCGCGTTACCTACGTAACGGAACTACTAAAGCCAGACCGATAACCGTTGTGGTAGTTGGGTTGTGCCTTCGTTCCGCCGTCGGC